GGCGGCAGGCTTAAAGTATGTTTCTGCAAGTTATGACAGAACAGCAGATGTAATCACAATGACACACAGTGATGGTGGTGACTTTAGAATGAACGACACAGCAGGCACACCTGTTGCTGACGCAGGATTTGGAAGTTCAAATGCTTCTACATATGGTTCTGCTATATCAACAGATGGCACAAAGGTTGCTAACTTATACACAATACCAGGTGGATCTTTTGGATCAGATGAAGTAATGGCTTCTAACTGGGGTACGTTGGTGTATGAAGCATCTACTACAGAGCCAACAGCAGATCCAAGTGATAACACTTACTGGTACCATACTTCAGTTGATCAAGTAGACATTATGGTGCACGATGGCACAATATGGAGAGGCTACAAAAATGTAACTTCAGATGCTAGAGGATTTAACTTATCAAACACATCACCAAATGGACCAATTGTTTCTGCTACAGAGCCAGAAGCGGCTGATGGACAGTCAGATGGTACAGCACTTGTAAATGGTGATATTTGGGTAAACACTTCAGACTTAGAAAATTATCCAAAACTTTACAGATATGATGATTCAAAAGTTGATGGTGAAAAATGGGTGTTGATTGATAACACTGATCAAGTTTCAGAAGATGGCATACTGTTTGCTGATGCAAGATTCCATTTAGATTCAGACAGCAATGTTATAACAAAAGCACCAGCTACAATCAAATCATTGTTAACAAGTGATAACCTAGATATTGATAGACCAGATCCAGCATTATATCCAAAAGGTATGTTGCTATTCAACACAAGAAGATCAGGTTACGTGGTGAAACAGTTTAGAAAAGATCACTTCACAAGAACTAACTTTGCTAACACTTCAACTTATCCAACACTTCCAGCAGAGAAGGATGCTTGGGTGACTGTAAGTGGCAACAAGTCCAACGGTGCTCCATTTATGGGAAGAAAAGCACAAAGACAAATTGTTGTAAAACAATTACAAGCGGCAGTAAGTTCTAGCACACAACTACGTGAAGAACAACGTGAATTTAACGTATTGGCGGCGCCAGGTTACATTGAATTGATTGATGAATTAGTAACTCTATCAGGAGACAGAGGCAACACAGCATTTGTAGTTGGTGATACTCCTGCAAGATTAGAAAATACATCGACTGCGATTAGTAACTTTGCAACAAATGCCGCAGGATCAAGCACAAACGATGAAGATGGATTAGTAACAAGTGATTCATTTACAGCAGTTTACTATCCATGGGGTAGTTCAACTGACTTAGCTGGTAACAATGTTTTTGTTCCACCAAGTCATATGTTGCTTAGAACATTGGCTGTCAATGATGATGTGGCGTTTCCATGGTTTGCTCCAGCTGGTATAAGAAGAGGTGTAGTAGACAATGCTACTTCAGTAGGATTTATTAAATCGTCCACTGGAGAAAAACAAACTATTGCAGTTTCTTCAGGCATAAGAGATACTTTACAATCAAACAGAATGAATCCGATCAGTTTCTTAACAGGATCAGGATTAACTGTGTTTGGGCAAAAAACAAGACATAGTGGTACAAGTGCGTTAGACAGAGTAAATGTAGCAAGATTGGTAGTGTTCTTAAGAACACAATTAGATAAGTTGGCACAACCATTTATCTTTGAACCAAATGATGAGCTTACAAGAAACGAAATCAAACAAGCAGTTGAATCATTCTTGTTAGAAGTACAAGGGCAAAGAGGATTGTTTGACTTTGCGGTTGTTTGTGATACAACTAACAACACTCCGTCAAGAATTGATAGAAATGAATTGCATGTAGACATAGCAATTGAACCTGTGAAAGCAGTTGAGTTTATATTCATTCCAATTAGACTCAAAAACACTGGTGAAATTGATAAACTAGGTCTATAAAGGTTAGGAAAGGTATAAAAATATAGTATAGCAAAAATACTATAAATATTAAAAAGGAGAAGATATGTCAGTAGCAACTTTAAGTAAATTTACAGTACCTTTGGCAAGTGATCAATCAGCATCGAACCAAGGGCTATTGATGCCAAAACTTCAATACAGATTTAGACTGATATTGGAAAATTTTGGAGTATCAACTCCTAGAACTGAAATCACTAAACAGGTGATCGACGTAACAAGACCAAGTCTAACTTTTGATGAAACAATTTTAGAAGTGTACAACTCAAGAGTGTATCTTGCAGGTAAACACACATGGGATCCAATTACAATCAATCTAAGAGATGATGTAAACAACTCTGTGACAAGATTGTGTGGAGAACAAATTCAGAAACAATTTGATTTCTTTGAACAAAGTTCAGCATCCAGTGGTACTGATTACAAATTCACAGGCAGAATTGAAATGCTTGATGGTGGAAATGGTGCTAATGCTGTGACTGTATTGGAAACTTGGGAACTGTACGGTGCTTATGTACAGAACATCAACTACAACACAATGGCTTATGCAACTTCAGATCCTGCTCAAATTACATTGACAGTAAGATATGACAATGCAATACAGGCTCCAAGAGGAACAGGTGTAGGCACAGCGGTAGCAAGAACATTAGGTACATTGGTTACTGGGGGTGGCTCTACTCAAGCAGTTTAATTGAGGAGGCTGAATGGCCCACTTCATCAATAACTTCTTACAATTACTTGATCCTAATCAAATCCTTAAGGATTTTCAACATGCTTCAAGACTGTACATTGATGGTCAGCATAGACTTGAACCAAAACGTCCATGGTTATACTATGTTGTTATTAATAAATTTGGTGGTGCGGCAGGATTTGGATCAAGCAGTAATCAATTAGAACTTGGACAATTAGTAAAACAGGCAACATTGCCTTCTTATAATTTTAATGTAGAAACACAAAATCAATATAACAGAAAAACACAGAAACAAACAACAATAACTTATGATCCTGTGCAGATTGATTTTCACGACGACAACGCAGATGTAGTAGTTGGTTTCTTTAATGACTACTACAAGTATTACTTTAGAGATTCTAAATACGAAGGTAGTAGATTTGATCCAATGTCAAGATACAAACAAGACTTTACAGCTCGCTGGGGGTTAGATAATGATCAATCATTACCTTTTTTGAGGGACATACAACTTTTTACAATCAATAAACGCAGGTTTACAAGTTACACATTGGTACTACCAACAATCACACAGTTTGCACATGACACAGTAGGACAACAAGAGGACGGAACTTTAGGACATTCAATGACAGTGGCTTATGAAGCTGTGTTAATTAAACAAGGTACCGTAGGGGGAGCTGGGCCAACTGGATTTACAACACTGCATTATGATAATTCTCCGTCACCATTGACTATAGCAGGTGGAGGTTCAAGTTCTATCTTTGGAACAGGTGGGTTGGTACAAGGAGGCATATCAGCATTAAGCAATATAGCAAACGGTAATCCAGGAGGCATACTTGAAGCAATAAACATTTACAGAAATTACAGAACAGGAGGATATGGTGGTGGTGCAGGTGAAGAAATAAATGGCATAATCAAACGTGGAATCCAAGGAATAAGAACAACAAACATTGGTGGATCAAGTTCACCTGGTGTAGTATTTCCAAGAAAACAAAGACAAGTAAAGCCAGATGCTGTTTTGACGGAAAAATTAGACACTACCTACAGAATAGCAGATGAATTACCTAATGTAAACACTCCTGACAACAAAACAGCCACTGATCCACAAAGTAATGATTACGCAGTATCTACAGATAACACAAGATTGTTAACACCAGAAGAAACTTATGTGTATTTTAAAAACAATCATGTAGCACTTGATGGATTAGCTAGAGATTATGTTTACAGAACAGAACAACAAAATAATGATAATGTAAACACAGCTAAAACTGACTACGACGAATTATCAGAAACTGTTAAATCATCATACAGAGCAAAAGCACTTGGCAAGTCAAGGGAATTAGCAGAAGCAGGACAAATTAATCTTGTACTTCCTGTTAATCAGATCAACGAAATAACATCAATCGCAAATAATGAATTAGGAAGTTATACAATATCAGTAGATGGTGACACAGTTACAGAAACATACACAGATGATGATGGTGTTGTTACTACATACAATAACTCAGCGGTGTAACATGGCATATAAAAACGTAAATCAAAACTATAATCCAACAGCAAATCAAGGCGTAAACACAAATTTACCTATTGAACCAATTCAACAGGTTGACAACACTAAAAAAACACTAAGAATTTTTGGTGATTATTTTGATAATCAGGTTACAATTAGCAGTGGTGAATTTGATGCAGTTAAATCATTCTTCAAAGGCAAAGATTATACTGATGAATCAGCTGACACAATTTCATATGTTATTTGTAGACAAGCAAAACTTGATAATATTTCAGCTATGAAAATTTTAGACCAATTGAGTTCATCTGATCCACAAGAACTTACAGATATTGTTGCTGAAATTTTAAATTTATACAGATTTAAAAGCAGTTTAATTGGAAGAAAACAGGACAATGCTACTCCAACTGTAGTATCAAGAAACATTTTAGGATAGACCATGAGACCAAAATGGGCCTCAGGAACATACACCATTAAAAATCCAGACAAATATCTTGGATTGAAAACTCCAAGATATAGATCATCATGGGAACAGGTGTTTATGCGATTCTGCGATGAAAATCCAAGTGTATCAAAATGGGCAAGTGAGTCTATAAAAATTCCATATCAAAATCCTTTGAACGGAAAACATACTGTGTATGTGCCTGATTTTTTTATACAATATGTTGATAAAGATGGCAAAAGCAAATCAGAATTAATTGAGATTAAACCAAAAAGACAAACAAGAGTGTTGGCAGCCGAAAAAGGCATATCAACCAAGGCGGCGGTTGCTATGAACAGTGCAAAATGGGAGGCCGCAAGTGCATGGTGTAGACAAAAAGGCATTAAATTTAGAGTACTGACTGAAGACGACATATTTCATAACCCAAAAAGACGCTAATAACTATTGTATGACGAAAAAATTAGAAGAATTATTGAACTTGCCTGAGGTTAAAGAAGCAATCAACAAAGCTGAAATGGACGAAGTGCGTGATGACGAAGATCTTAGAGATGTTGTTGCACTCGATGAGCCTGCGGAAGACAACAATTTGAAAAATCAGGATCCAAAAGACCTTGAAACTATCAATCGCAAACTGGATAAGATCGAAGAGGCACTGCCTCAAGTCAAAGGACTGGACACAGTAGGAGAAGAGATGGATGACATTGCCACAAAGGCAATGGACACATACAAAGACCTAATGGATTTGGGAATGAACGTTGAATCACGTTACAGTGGGCGTATTTTTGAGGTTGCGGCATCAATGATGCGTAATGCTGTAGATGCCAAAGCGGCAAAAATGGAGAAAAAACTAAAAATGGTTGAATTACAACTTAAAAAACGTAAATTAGATCAGGAATCTGGCGGCGAAGAGCCTATAGAAGCAGAAGGTAGCATAATATTTGACCGTAATGAACTATTAAAAAGAATTGCAAACAGCGATAAATAAACTATAAGGAAAACACAATGAAATCATTCAAAGAATACTTGACGGAATCCAAAAAAACTTACGATTTCAAAATTAAAATTGCAGGTGAATTACCAGAAGGTGCTGACAAAATGATGAAAGTTGCACTTGAAAAATATGGTGTTGAAGCACACAAAAAACTTGCATCAACAATGGTACAAGAACATCCATTAGACTTTCCTATGTTAAAAAACATGTCCGTTACAGTGTTTGAAACTTCATTGAATTACCCAACAAATTCAGAAGGCTTAAGAGATTACCTTTGTGATTACTTAGACATCAATCATCAAAATTTAAAAGTTAAAAAACCAGGTGAACCTACTGAAGAATACCAAGAAACAAAAACAGACGATTATGAAACAAAACTTACAGATGGTGAATACAAAGATGCACCAAAAATAGACCCAGAAGCAAGTTATGGTGACAAATACAACATGACTATGCTTAAAGCATTAATGGATGATGATGCTGGACCAAAAGAAGATAGACAAGCAAAACCAGTAGGTGGCGAATCGAAAGAAGATATGAAAGGTATGCAGACTGATCCAGAAGGTGGACCAAGTCCATTAGGTAACAAAACATCACATACTAATTCAAAGAAAAGGGGAGAACTTTAATGGCAAAACATGATGAAGAAATGCAAAGACTAATTGACATTGTAAATGTTAATGTTGTAAACAGAGTATCAGAACCTTTCAAAGTTGAGGACGCATACAAACCAAAACAAAAAGAAGAACTAAAAGAAGCAATCAAAATACAAGCTGACACACCAGAAGAAGCAATGGCAATGATGCAAATTTTAAAGAATGCAGGTATTGAACAAAAAATGCCTGACATGGATCGACCAGATATGCCTATGAAACAGGACATGGAAAATGAAGAAGAAATAGAACAAGGTGCTGATTATAGAAATTCACCAGATGAAAAATATGACAATGATGATCCATTAGACACTTATTCAACAAAGCCAAACAAACAAACTAAATTTAGAAGAACTGGTAGTGATGGAGACAATCCATTAACAATGGCTGAGGAATTGATGGCTGAATACAACGACTTCAAAGACACTACTGAAGAAGAAATTAAGTAGCATTTCACACACAATATAATTACTGCTGATGACACAATCAGTTGCTATGATAGGACTTGGCAAACTTGGACTGCCAGTTGCAGAATCAATGGCCAAACATTACACAGTGTATGGATATGATATTAACAAGGACATTAAATCTGACACTGTAACAATATGTGACAAATTGTACCATGCAGTACATGATGTTGACATTGTGTTTATTGCAATGCCAACACCACATGATCCAGAATATGGTGGTGAAAAACCAATTGCAAGTAAAATTAAAAAAGACTTCAATTATGATGCCCTTGATTCATGTTTAGCTGAACTAGAAAATTACATTGAACCAGGCACTATTGTGGTGACTATATCTACTGTGTTGCCAGGCACATATAGAAAACTTGCACTAAAACACAAAAAAATTGAAAATTTAGTTTACAATCCTTATCTCATTGCAATGGGCACAGTAACAACAGACTTTTTAAATCCTGACCTTGCCATTTTTGGATATCCTTTTTGGAAACATGGACAAGGGATGAAAGAAAGTCATGTAACTGCAAACAAACTTATTAAATTTTATGAAAAAATTTGGGGCAGAAACCCTTTTCAAGCACATGGCACATATGAAGAAGCTGAGTGTATTAAAATTTTTCACAACACATACATTTCAGCAAAGGTAGGCATAGCAAATATGATAGGTGATGTGGCACATAAAATAGAAAATGTAAATGCAGATGCAGTTACAAATGCGTTGAAACATGCTGATAGAATTGTTAGCACAAGATACATGACTGCCGGAAATGGTGACGGTGGACCATGTCATCCAAGGGACAACATTGCACTAAGTTGGTTTGCAGAACAAATAGATTTAGGTTATGACATTTTTGGTGACATAATGCGTATAAGGGAGATACAAGCTGAAAATATTGCAAAAGAACTTTGTTCACACAACCGTGACATAGTAATACTTGGCAAATCATTCAAGCCTGAAACACATTTAACAGATGGTTCTCCCAGTATGTTGATTGGACATTATTGTGAAAAAATGGGATTCAGTGTTACATACGAAAACACACCGTCAGAAAAGCAAAGATACACATACCTGTTGGCACATGACAAAGATTACTCTACATACAAGTTTAACAAAAACAGTATAATTGTTGACTTGTACCGCAAATACACAGATAAAAATAATACAGTAATACATTGGGGCAATTCTAACACTTAAATAATATACAATGGCTGTACAATTACAAGGCAATCTAGTAAAGAAGGCACACAAAAAGATCAAATACACTGATCAAATGCTGTCTGACCTAGCCAAGTGTAGTGACCCAGACACTGGGCCTATGTATTTTATGGAAAGATTTTTACAAATACAACACCCAACTAAAGGCGCTATAAAATTTGAGCCTTATGCTTTTCAAAAAAATCTTGTGCAAAATTATCATGAGAATAGATTTTCGATAAACATGTTGCCTAGACAAACAGGCAAAACAACCTGTGCATCTGCTTACCTTTTATGGTATGCAATGTTTGTGCCTGATTCACAGATATTAATTGCGGCACACAAATACACAGGTGCTCAAGACATTATGAATAGATTTAGATATGCATATGAATCAGTGCCTGACTTCATAAGACCAGGAATATATTCTTATAACAGAAACACAATAGAGTTTGATAACGGTTCGAGAGTGAAAGCAACAACAACTACTGAAAACACAGGACGTGGTATGTCATTGTCTGTAATATACTGTGACGAGTTTGCATTTGTTAATCCACCAAACAAGGCCAAAGAGTTTTGGACAGCACTTTCTCCAACTCTAGCCACAGGTGGTAAGTGCATTATAACATCAACACCCAACTCCGATGAAGATCAATTTGCACTTTTATGGAAAGAAGCAAACAAAAACCTTGATGAAAATGGTGAAGTAATGAAAGTAGGACAAAACGGCTTCGCGGCATACAAGGCACATTGGTCAGAACACCCAGAAAGAGATGAAGAATGGGCAAGAGACGAAAAATCACGTATAGGAATTGAAAGGTTTAGGCGTGAGCATGAATGTGAATTTATAATATATGATGAAACACTTATTAATGCAGTAAAATTAGTAGACCTTGAACCCAAAGACCCAATCGAGAGACATGGCCAAGTGCGTTGGTACAAAAAACCAAGAGCAGGACACGCCTATCTGGTATCATTAGATCCTTCATTAGGTACAGGTGGCGATTATGCGGCCATACAAGTGTTTGAATTACCCGGCATGATACAATGTGCCGAATGGCAACACAATAATACCCCAATTCAAGGACAAATCAGAGTGTTAAAAGACATTATTAATCAGATAGACAAAACAGTTACAACACACAGTGAAAAATCCAGTGAGATATATTATAGTGTTGAGAACAACACCATAGGTGAAGCGGCACTTATGGCCATACAAGATCAAGGAGAAGAAAACATCAAAGGATTGTTTGTATCTGAGCCTATCCGTAAAGGACATGTGCGTAAATTCAGAAAAGGATTCAACACCACACACAGATCAAAAATATCTGCATGTTCTAAATTCAAAGAATACATTGAAAATGATAAAATGACAGTCTACAGTAAAAATTTAGTTTCTGAACTTAAAACATTTGTTGCATCAGGCAATAGTTTCTCAGCTAAACCAGGCGAACATGACGATTTAGTAAGTGCCACACTATTAATATGTAGAATGGTTGGTGTTGTAGCCAGCTGGGATCAAAAATTATACCAAAGATTGAAGGAAAACACTGAAGAAGAGGTTGCTCCTCTACCTATATTCGTTGTAACATAAGCGATAAATACAAAAATGAATACAAACGAAGAATTATTCAATCAATTAAGAGCAAAATTTTCAGATTTGACAATGGGAGATGCTGATGCACAGAGCACTACTGACCCAAAAATGGCACAATTTTTTTCATTTGAATATAAAGACCATCCTGTAAGTGTAGCACTAGGTGAAAAAGAATTAAGTGTGTATTATTCACGTCAAATGACAGAAAATCAGCCAATGTCAGAGAAGACAGAATGGTTTGAATTTATACAAGATATAAGAAAATTTGCAAAAGCAAGAAATTTAGGGTTTGATGTGCGTGATATTAGCAAGTCTAACTTGGAGAAAAAAGACTATAAATACCTTGCACAAAACAAGATAGCAGAAGGAAGACACATGTGGGGCACCAGTAAAACATCATACCATCCATTACAGACAGCAAAAGTTATTATTAAGCACACTAAGGCTGTTGATGAAGATCAAGTTGGTGCAAGATCAAGAAACATAAAAGCAATATTCATACAAAATGAGGAAGGGGAAAGATTCAAATTTCCTATGATACATTTAGAAGGTGCAAGAGCAATGGCTCGCCATGTTGCTAATGGTGGTTTGCCATATGATGAATTTGGCAAGTACATACAAGAACAAAGTCAAAATTTAGCCAAACTAAGAGGCTTTAGTAGATACATTAACAGGAACGATTTATTAAACACTGAAAATGATAGAATATCTGAAGTTACTGCACAAAAAATTGACAATATCAAATCAACAATACACAAACTTACTACACAAAAAGGTTATCAAACAATAAAAGACAGTTGGACACAAACACAGGCAGTTGAAATGACTGAGGAAGAAATGGCTGAATACAAAGACAAACTTACAAAGAAAACATTTGACGAATCAGTGCTTGAAGTCCTGCCAATAATTCACCAAGCAATAGTTGAAGCAGACAAGGATGCCATGCAACCTGGAGCAGACGAAACAACTTCTGCACAAAAAAACAAAGCATACGTGGACAACTGGTTACAAAGTGGCAACAAGTTAGTTCTTAAACCAAATGATGCCGCTGACAACATGTTAGCAAAAACAAAATTCAAAGACAAGAACATTATGATTGCAAGTATCTTAAGAGATATTGCTACAAGATATCTTCCACAAGATGATGAAGCAATGAGACTTAACAATTTTGCCGCGGACATGGATTCAGAAATACAACAACAAGGAGAGCTGTTTGTTACTCCACCAAAAGGATATCCAGAACTTAAAAAGACTGCAATTCAACTTGTTAAAAAATACATCGATGATCTGAAGAAAATGAAAGCAGATCCAAAGTACAAAGATGCTGTTAGAATTGATCCACAAGAACTTAAAAAATACAAAAACATCAAAGGACAAGAAGTAGGCAAAAAAGATCTTGGTTACAAAAGAAAATACAAAGGTGAAGATTCATTTGAAAAATGGGCAGACAATGTTGTAAAAGAATATGACACTACAACAGAAGGTACATGGAAAGCACCAAAGACAGCAGAAGATTTTAGAGATATTGTAAAACTTATGAAAGAGCCTATTCCGGTAGGTGTTGATGGAGATAATGCCCAAGGCATAGTATACGATCATATTGGTGATGACAGTTTAATGGATGACCTATATGAACTATCACAGACAAAAGGTCCAGAAGCAGATGCAAGACCAATTATTAAAAAATATGCTCAAATGTTTATGCGTTCAGCAGAAATGAGTGAAAGTGGCATCATGTATCGTGCTGGTGTAAAAAAGTATGGTAAAGATGGCATGAAAAAAATACAGAGTGCGGCAGGATCAGGAGCAAGTGCAGAAGAGATTGGTGCAATTAAAGACAAATACAACAAGAAAAAAACAGACGAATATTCAATGATGGCAGTGGGCATGAATCCGAAGCCAACTAAAACAGGCAGAGATTCAAAAATTGGAGTAAAAACTTATCCAAAACCAAAAGACGCAAAAGAGCCATATTTTAAAAAGCCTAAAAAATAGTTTATTACCAACGCAAAATATACTATAATAAGTTATGGACAAAACCATACAAGTAGTAGAACCATATGATCTTTACAAATGGTCTAAAAACTTTAAACAAATACAAGATAGATTTTGGGAAAACAAATACAAAGTTAGACGACTGCAACAGATTGAAGATTTTGTCAGATTAAACAACTACACCAAAGTATATCACATCGAAGAAACAAGACTTGATCTTAAAATACCTACAGTCACAAACATCAAAGACGCTGATCTAATATTGGTTACACATCAAGGATATAGTAGATATAGATGTCACACTATAATCGAACAAATCAGAACATGGATTGATGATTGCACCAACATATATTTGTGTTTGAACAGACACTACATCAACATTAACAATGACAAGATCGACATGCAACTGCCAGATGATTATCAACAGGCCATCACTGCATGGTTACAGTCATCTCTTGGAGGATGCAAAGTTATTGACATGAGTAGAGATTACATTGATCACGGATTAAGTTTTACATGGACATTGCCAGACAGGCATTATTTTATAAGCAAATGAAACTGATTGAACATTTTAATGATTATCCTATTGTAGAGGACCAAAAGACGCAATACCTTAGATACAGAATGGGCAGGCTCAAGCACCAAGTATGGTTAACTAATCGCAAACGTAACAAAATTATTATTGATACACATGACAAGTTTATTGTAGATAATGTGCAACCAGGCAACACAGCAATATTTGGCAGTGCAGGATATTACTTGGAAGATTTGATTGATAATCTTACTGTGATAGAACAGCATGAAATTGTAAAAACTTTTTATCCAAATGCAACCATTGTTAAAAACAGGAGTGACATCGCCAAAATCTTTGGGCAAAAATTTGACAACTTTATTGTAAACAACAACAGAGCAGATCATTGGGTAGATATCAAAGGAATTGCTGACCACATACAGGTATACGCAATGAGTATGAAAACAAACTGTTTATTGTTTTATAGCTTTCGAGATACGCAAATTAATAAATGGAATAGACTTACAACTGACCATATTGATTATTTCATGTCATTGCTAGATCTACTTCCTAATTTTACATGTGAATGGCATGATATAAAATTTAAAACAAAAGATGACATGATGGAAAATCCAGACACTACAAACGGTAATATAAAATTTATGTTGAGGTTGAAATGATACATCCAATTTTATTTCGAGGTGGCACATATGGAGATTTACTTATTGGCATGTTGGATCCTACTGCTTTACTCAACACAAACAATTTCAAATTAGACTACGCACACAGCACTTGTGCAGACAAATATATCAAATACACAAGGACCATAATGAAAAAATTTTTCAAGTACAATGATAAACAGAAAGAAAAATACTATTGTAGATTCAACACACAAGATGCTTGGGTGCTTACTCATGATACAGAATACAGTACAAAACATCAAGGCAAAACTGTACAACTGGTATGCAGTGATCTAGAGTTACTGCCTATTTTCTCAAAACGTTTTTATGAATTACATGAAGAACATGTGATTACTGAAGCAAAAACAATGTTGGAAAACAAACTTGAATTTGTAGAGGACTACAGCAAGTCAATATTAGACTGGCAAAACTTCCATGTGTTTCCAAAAAGATTTGATATAAAAAATATTTTTAAACGTGATGCATTCATACAAGATGTGGCAGAATATTTTGATATTGACAACACAGATTACATGGAAAAAATATATGATGTACATTTCCAAACACATACGCAATAAAATCATTGACTGCATAATTACAGTATAGTATAGTAATATATTATTAATAGGCTAAACAGGCAACATAAGGAGGCATTTTATGGCAACATTAGCAGAAATTCGTGCTAAACTAAAGGCACAAGACGCCAAGACTTCATCAGGAGGTCCAATAGGCGACAACGCAATTTACCCACATTGGAATATAGCAGAAGGCACAGAAGCAGTATTACGTTTCTTACCAGACGCAGATCCTAACAACACA